CTTTATATGAGTCATTGGCTGAACTATTCTACAAACATGCTGCTATCCTAAAGAAAAGACAGATAGCATCTTCATATTTCCATGCAGCTAAGCTTATTAACACTATATGGTTTGAGGAAACTCCTATCCTAAAAATAGGTGCTAGTCTTAAAACATATGTTCAAGATACTTGGAGATTCTTAAATGAGTACAGAAACTTTCTAGATGATAACACTGCTTGGTACAGACCTATGAACCCAGGTAAAATTCTTGACTGGCAACAGCAGATTGAAACTAGTATACCTGGACAAAACAGAAAAACTCTTAAAGGTTTAAAGGGTGTACTAAAAGGAACATCTTTTGAGAAAGATCCTACTGCAGGTGTAGGTGGACCGTGTACTTACTTCTTCCATGAAGAGGCCGGGATTGCTCCACATATGATGGAGACTTATGGTTATATGAAACCAGCATTAAAATCAGGTATGATAACCACTGGTACTTTTATAGCTGCCGGTTCTGTGGGTGATCTTGATCAGTGTGAGCCATTAAGAAAAATGATTATTCACCCAGAAGCCAATGACATATTCTATGTAGAGTCAGATCTTATAGATGATAAAAGGACATTTGGTAAGTCTGGATTATTTATACCTGAGCAGTGGTCAATGCCACCTTATGTAGATGAGTATGGTAACTCTCAAGTTGAAGAATCTTTAAAAGCTCTAGATGAATACTTTGCTAAAAAGAAAAAAGATTTAAGTCCAGAAGATTACCAGCTTGAGTTGTCTCAGCACCCTAGAAATATAGAAGAGGCTTTTGCTACCAGAACAGTCTCTGTTTTTCCTATGCATTTAGTTAATGCTCAGAAAAGAAGGATTGAGGAAAAGGAGTATTCTATTGAGTATGTAGAGCTTAATAAAAATGCTGACAATACTTTTGTAGCTGAGAAAAGCAAGAAGATACCTATTAAAGAATTTCCTATAAGTAAAAATACTGAAGATAAAACCGGTGTAATAGTTGTGTATGAGAAACCAGACCCGGCTGCAAGGTGGGGAACTTATTATGCTTCTATTGACCCTGTGTCACAAGGTAAGACTTCTACATCAGAATCTTTGTGTTCTATTTATGTGTACAAGATTCCGGTAGAAGTAACTAGAATAGATGGTGAAGAAGTTAAGACCTATATAGAACCAGACAAAATAGTTGCTTCTTGGTGTGGTAGGTTTGATGATGTAAACAAAACTCATGAAAGATTAGAGCATATAATTGAGTGGTATAATGCATGGACTGTTGTAGAAAGTAATGTCCCTGGATTTATTACTCACATGATCAAGAAGAAAAAACAAAAGTATCTAGTTCCTAAGAGTCAGGTTACATTTAGAAAAGACATAGAATATACCCAATCTGTTTATGAAGAATATGGCTGGAGAAATACTGGCACTCTATTTAAGTCTCACATCTTACCATACCTTATAGATTTTTGTAAGGAAGAGTTGGATACTGAAACTAAAGATGATGGTAGTGTGGTAAGAACAACCTATGGAATAGAAAGAATTCCAGATATTATGGCCATGGTAGAGATGACTCACTACAGGGAAGGACTCAATGTGGATAGACTTATAGCACTTGGAGCACTTATTGCCTTTGCTAAAGTTCAGGAGGCTAACCGGGGCATCATGAAAAGAATAGATAGAACAGATAAAAAAAGCTTGGAAAAGTCAAAAAATTTACATAAATTTACTAATAGCCCATTCAGACATATTGGTATGGGTCATGGGAATATTGGTAATAAACCACCAAGAAACCCCTTTAAAAATATAAGATGAGTACTTGTTATTTATATAGACATATCAGACTTGATAAAAATGAACCTTTTTATATAGGTATAGGTAAAGAATTAACTTATGGAAGAGCTTATGATAAATCTGAAAGATCTAAATATTGGAAAAATGTAACATCAAGTACTAATTACAAAGTAGAAATTATGTTGGAAAACTTATCTTGGGAAGAAGCATGTAAAAAAGAAAAAGAGTTTATACAACTTTATGGAAGAAAAGACTTAGAACAAGGAACTTTATGTAATTTTACAAATGGAGGAGAAGGAGCTTATGGCAGACTTTTATCTGAAGAAAGTAAACAAAAAATATCTAAAAGTGTATCAGGAAGTAAACATGGTATGCAGGTTCTCAACGCATTACAAATGAAAAGTGGTAAAAAGGCAGAGTACAATAGAATGGGCTCTATTACTCAGCCATTGCAATTTTTACCAAGAAAAGAAAAAGACGCAGAGTGGAGTGCATGGTGCATTGACTGGCTAGAGTGGAATGGCCTTAAACAACTTAGAAGAAATGCCAGAAGACTTATGAAAAACTATAAGTTGGCTAAAGGAGTGCTTGATAAAACTGACTACTTATTGAGGATGATAATGAGATGAGAGATCTAGTTGATACTCTTACCAAAGAGGATCCTAGTGTTTTGGAATTAAAATTCTATCCTATCATCCCTAATGTTATCAATGTACTTACAGCAGAATTTGCTAAAAGAAATAGTAAAATAACATTTAGAGGTGTAGATGAATACTCTTATAATGAGATGCTTGAGCAAAAAAGAGCTCAGGTAGAGCAAGTTCTTTTACAAAATGCTGAGCAAAAGTTGATGGCTAAGATGATTGAGCAGGGATTAGATCAAGATGATCCAGAAGTTCAACAGCAAATGCAACAACAATTATCTCCTGAAAATCTTAAAACTCTTCCTGAAATACAAGCTTTCTTTGATAAAGACTACAGAAGCATGGCTGAGCAATGGGCTATACATCAGTATAAAATTGATGAAGAAAGATTTAAAATGGATGAGCTAGAAGAAAGAGGTTTTAGAGATATGCTTATCACTGATAGAGAGTTCTGGCACATGAAAATGAATGAGGATGACTATGATGTAGAGTTATGGAACCCGGTTCTTACTTTCTATCACAAGTCTCCAGAAGCAAGATATATATCCCAAGGTAATTGGGTGGGCAAGATAGAAATGATGACTGTAGCTGATGTTATAGATCGTTATGGTTACCTAATGACACAGGAGCAGTTAGAGTCTATTGAAGCCATCTACCCCGTAAGGTCAGCTGGCTACCCACTCCAAGGTTATCAAAATGATGGTTCTTACTATGATGCTACTAAGTCTCATGAGTGGAACACTAATATGCCGGGCTTAGCTTACAGGCAGTTTGTATCCATGTATGATAACTTCATCTATAATGGAGGAGATATTGTTAATTGGATAATGGCTGAAGGTGAGGATTATGCTCCTATGGGTGCAGCTTTCTTACTCCGTGTAACTACAGCTTATTGGAAATCTCAAAGAAAAGTAGGACACTTAACCAAAGTTATGGACAATGGTGAAGTTCTTACAGATATTATAACAGAAGATTATACTATTACAGATAAACCTGTATATGATACAACTCTAGTTAAAAACAAAACTAAAGATAACTTAATCTTTGGTGAACATATTGACTGGATTTGGATTAATCAAACTTGGGGTGGTGTAAAAATTGGTCCTAATCACCCAAGCTTCTGGGGTATGAATAACCCGGGAGGTATCAATCCTATGTATTTAGGTATTGATCAAAATACTATTGGACCACTTAAATTCCAGTTCAAAGGTGACAGCACACTCTACGGATGTAAACTTCCTGTTGAGGGTGCAGTCTTTAATGATAGAAATACAAGATCTACTTCTATGGTAGATTTGATGAAGCCCTTCCAGATTGGATATAATATTGTCAACAATCAAATTGCTGACATCTTGGTGGATGAGTTAGGGACAGTCATAATGTTGGATCAAAATGCTCTCCCTAAACATTCACTAGGTGAAGACTGGGGCAAGAACAACTTCCAAAAAGCTTATGTAGCAATGAAAAACTTTCAGATGCTACCTTTAGATACATCTATTACCAACACAGAAAATGCCTTAAACTTCCAACATTATCAGGTACTTAATGCTCAAACAGAAACATACTTTATGCAACACTCTGATTATCTGATGCCTAGAGTACACCAGATGAGAACAGACCTAGCTCAATATTACCATTCTAAAAAACCATCAGTAAGACTACAGTATATGAGTTCAGCTGATGAGAAGGTAAACTTTGAGATTAATGGTACTGACTTATTACTAAGGGATCTTAATATATATTGCACAACCAAGGCAAATCACAGAAATATTCTTGAGCAAATGAAGCAGTTAGCTATGTCTAACAATACAGCTGGTGCTTCTATCTATGACTTAGGTAATATCATGCAAACTGAATCTATTGGTGAACTTACTAATAGTCTTAAGAGTATTGAGAAGAAAACTAATGCACAGAGACAAGAGCAAATGCAACATGAGCAGCAAATGCAAGAACAAGAAATGCAGACAAGACTTCAGGAAAAACAAATGGAGCTTGATGCTAAAATGCAGGAAGCTGAAAAAGACAGAAGAAAAGATATTCTTATTGCTGAGATTAGAGCTGCTGGTTATGGTGCTATGCAAGATATTAACCAGAACATGCAGTCTGATTACATGGATGCTCTTGATAGAATTCAAAAAACAGAGCAGTTTCAACAATCTATGGATCTGCAAAACAGTAAAGAAACTAACAGAATGCAGAATGATAGAGAAAAAGCTCAGATTGAGAGAGAAAAACTTCAAGCTCAAATACAAATGAAGCAGATGGATCTTAGTATTGCTAGAGAAAATAAAAATAAATATGATAAAGGATCTAGTAAAACTGATAACAAAGAGAAGAAATAATATAGTATGCAGCAAAAATTAAGGACATTTAGCTTATTATACAAGAAAGAGA